AAGTAAATCAGCAATTGAGCAATATTGAGACATTCAAAACCCCTATTTTATCTTAGAATATACCGCCATTATTCGCACAGTTAGAATAGTGCCAACCTGCGTAAGGCACGACAACGGTAGGTGCATAACTTTCAACTCTTTGATAGAAAGTATCCAAACCTAATTTGTATGCAGTTACAAAAGGATATCCCGCTTCTTTGAAAGTTTGACCAAACCCTTGACTTTCCATACCGCCATTGTCCATATAGGCAATCGTACAGAAATCCCCCCAAATATAATGGAATAAACCTGTTGTAGGATTTTTGTAAACACAGTTCCCGACTATGATTTGAGAACCGGGCTCCATATATTCTGAAAATACCTTGAGAATATCAACATCGTCAACACCAGTGAAAAATTCATTTTTCCACCAGAATGCGTTTATAGCTGCTAATAATTCTGGATTTCTTCTTATCGCTACTGATGTATTGTAACCCATTATTATACGATTAGGTTTTTTCCCACCGATTTGCTTTTTAATAGCTTTACATGCATTAATTATATCAGTTACGGGAGTTCCTGCCGCATTACTCCAGCATGTAGCACCAGCCAAAGCAACAACTTGACCAGCTGCATATTTAGTCGGGTCCATAATCAACTGAGCAGTTATGTATTCCTGAAACAAAGAAAGCTGTTCAATTATAAAATTCGACCTATCTTGCTCAAATGTAGTCATAAAAGGCGTGTTATTGAAATCTTTTTGTTCAATATCACTAACTTTAAAACCAAGCGTACGACGTTCTAAATCGAGTAAATATGAATAGTATCTTCTCTTATCAGAATATTGAGGCTGTGTCCATAATGCAAAGTTAAGATTTTTCGCAGTTGGAAGAATTAAATGTTCATCACCCGAAATCGCTCCAATTTGAACGGTCTTTTTTGGAGTTATAAAAGGCTGAAAAACCTTTTCTGCAATCTTTTCTGCATTTCCTCTTTTTAAAAGATAGTTCATTAGGAATGGAGAAATCGGGTTCGCTTGACTATAATAACTTGCTGGACGAGTATTGGGGGTGATTGTAAAATCTACCGTATCGGAAAGCATTGACATTTGAGTATTACCATTTTGAGCATTAGCCTTTGCCAAGTCAATACTTCTCGAAATATCGATATTGTCCCTAGCTATATCAAAAGCACCCTCCAAACCTCTGTTCCCATATCTGCCATCCCCATTTTTCTGTATTGATTGTGCAAATTCGCTGAAATCAGTAGATATAATTTTAAGTTTTCCCATTAAGGTTTAACCTCCTGTGATTGTTTTTGAGTTTTTTTCTTACTCTTTGTAGCAGGCACTTCAATAACTTTTGTAATTTCTTTAAATCGACTTTCTAAATATTTTCTTGCTATCTGTATTTCAAGTTGATTTATTTCATCAGATTTAAATTCAGGTGATGTTGCGACTATATTGCCTTTCAAGTCTTTATTTTCAACAAAAGATGCTTCTAAAAAGAAATTTTGGAATTCGATATACTCATCCTTTGTTATTACATTGTTATCTCTTTTTTTAAACAGTTCCCTAAATCTCTTCAATTCCACACTTGAAAGTTTTTCTAATTTTTCCTCAAATGCGGTTTTTGGTTTTTCTTTTATTTTTGTCATCTAAACCTCCTTTTATGGTAACACAGCGTATTTAACGAAAATATAACCTTTTCCTGCTGTAGCACCTGCGCCTGGTACAATCGCAACTTCGACATCGTCAACAAGTGGATAATAATCCAATAAATTACCAGTACCATCCCATAGACCAGCCCCCCTATCTTGCGAAGCCAACCCGTCCATACCAAGAGTAGCTGGGGTTGTTTTTGTATTGTCTATAAATTGAGCAGGGACAGTAGAATTACCAATATCGAGAGTAGCTGCTGCACCGTCAAAAGCCTCTGTTACCAAACAAATTACATCGGAAATAATCGCTCCGGCAGGTATTGCCATAACGACTTTCGGGGAGACATCATTCCATGCGAATTGAGAGCTTTTAACCCACATAACATTAGCTACAGGTAGTATTCCTGCTGTAACAGCCGTAGGAATAAGAACCATAAGAATTATATCACCCGCTCCACCAACTTCTAATGAATATCCCGCTATAATATCGGGACCAGCGGCTATTTTTACAGTCCCTAAACCTGTCAAATCAGGGGTTAATGGATCACCAACAACCACAGGAACGCTTATTTTGATATAAACATACCCTAATTTGGTAACCGAAACATAATCCCCAATCCTACCGTCAGCGGCGGTAACACCATCGATAACCGCACCTGCTGAAGCAGGGTTTCCATTGTAATCAAGTGCATGAAATTTATCAAGATCAGCTGTAAGAGCCGATCTTGACGGAGAAGACCATATTGATAGTTGTTCTTGCATTATTTTCCTCCTTTTTCATAATACATTTGTGTAACTTTTCTATACATATCGTCGAGCGGAATTCCTTCTTTTTCAGCGAGTTTACTCATTATATTCGCATTTTCAGGATTCGAAATATTTTTAAAATCAATATCGTCATAAGAGAATTCCTTTGGTTTCCCATTATTTGTCATTTGAGTTACTAAAGCTTCCTTCATAGTTTGATTTCCCCCCAGTGTGAACTGTTTTCCACGCTCGGTAATCATTTTTTCCATAAAGTCAATGATGTTTGATTTATTTTCTTGACCAGTAGTATCTGAAAATTCAATAGTATCGTTTGATGAACCGCTGTCGAATAGATGAGCGAATAAGATACTATATTCGTTAGCTTCCTTTGGTGTTATTTTACCCGCTCTTATTGAATTTTCTAAGAATGATTTCCTGTCAGCTAAAAATAGTTTAAATTCTAACTCTTTTAATCTCTCATCCCTCATTTTAAGAGCCTCTTGGAATTCTACGACATTTGAAGTATCCCTAACATCTGCCGTTGATTCTATTTTTTCCTTAACCATTTTACCTCCTATTGTTTTTTTTGGTTTTTCTTTAAATTCTATAATTCCTTCACTATCTGTATTTAGAGAATAATTATAGGATTGCTTACTGTCGTCTGAATCCATAGCGTCCTCCTGCTCGTCAATCTCTTCAATCGCTCTTTCGATAGTTCCATAGCGGTTTTTAAACCACATAATAACACTTTCAAAAGTCCACCCACCCAAAGTCTTATCAAAATTGAAAGTTGCTATCTGATTACAAGATTTATTCTCATTGTAGACGACCGAAACGCCCTTTTGAGTATCAATACCCATTGTGAAAGTTTCGTTATGAGATTTGGGAATATTAATTTTGATTTGGAAACCCGACGCTGTCTCAAATATTGGGATACCGTCCATAACTTCAAAATCAAGTGTTTTTTTATCACTTACAAAATCGATTGAAATCGGAATTTCTTCCTCAGAAAAATGGAATTCTGATAATCCTTTTACTGCTGGAGTTGAAGCGCCCAAAAAGGTAATAGCCCTCAATTTGAAGGATTTATTATCCGCATCTTGTAACAATTCTATCGAGCGTTTTGGCATCCTTCTCTCATTTACCAATTTTTCGAGTTCGGGTGTTACATCCTTGAAAGTAGCATACAGAGTATTACCCTTCCTTTCAACCTTGTCAACCCATCCATAAGCCTGCCCTTGCTTAATATGGTCAAGTGTCAAAGGGACACCCGTTTTAGCGTCAAAAGTGTCAACTATATTATCTAAGTCCTTTTCGGTGAATTTGCCTTGCGGATATTCACCCGCTCTGAAAATCTCTACCGTAGGACTATCTTTGTTATTCATTCTTAACCTCCTATTTTGCAAATGCTTAAATTACAATTAGTTTACTTATTTCAACTAAATTTCGTATTTGCTCATCTTTAACATTGACTTCATAAACTATATCATTTATCGTCATAATATAATAACTACCATATTCCATATTAGAATTTTCGACAAGATTAACCTCAAAATAGCCATCGGTAGGACGAACTGGAATAGTCATTTCCGAACTCGTTATAAATTCGCCCCCTCTATACTGCACAACCTCTTTATTGAGTTTGATTTTCACAGTAGGAGGAACTATTCCACCTATGAAGTTTTGAACATACCCATAGCAAAGACATTTTGATACATTATTCGGATATGCAGGTGGAATTGTTGACCAGTCGGGTATATAGTTGCTATTATGCTGAGGTCGGTCAAATATAAGAAAGTTCTCAATATAAAACTCGGAATTCGAAATAACATCCCCAGCCGATCCTATTCTGAATTTGTTTAATTGACCTCTGATATATGTTACTGTCGACACACCTAAGGAATTACCATTGTAAAACACCTGTAGTAATCCGCTTGCTAAATCCCAGTTAATCTCAAATTCAAATTCATCACCTGCCACTGGTGAAAATGGTGAGAATAAAAGAACACCAGCAGGATTACTCCCTGCATCATACAAATCAAGGTTTAAATCCCCACCTACAGTATGGACCAATTGCATTATATTTGTAACCGCGCCCGCTGTGGTAAATACAGAGAATAAACAATAATTCGTAACAAGAGGAAAGCCCGAATAATTCCATTTCCCACGAACTCGAATACAGCCCCTTTGAGAAGAATCTGCATTATCCAAAGCCTCGTATTCGATATATTTAACCAAATCACCCGTCAAATCAAGCATTCCATTTGTAATTGTAGGGCTACCGACTGGCGCCCCGACTAAGTTTCCGTCTCCCCAAATACCATTAAGGGACGAGCCATTATTATAGAAAGTTGTGTTTTTTGGTTTACTCATTATGCAAAAACTCCTTTTATATTATTAGCTTCGTCAATTGCTTTGGAAAAATCGTCCTCATCCCAAACTAACCCCATAGGACTATCATTTTCAGGATATTTCGGATATTCGTCTTTAAATATCTCAAATCTGCCTTCCTCATTGAAATTCGATATAAGCAAGCCGTGTTTTCGACCAGTAGCGACTTCTTCAATTAGGACTGCATCCTCTCTGTATTGGTATCTTTCTGGCTTCTTATCTGCCATATAAAAATCTACAATACGAATCACTATACCACGCTTGCATTTATAGAATTGACCTCGTTTTAGTTCCTCTATCATACCAAACTCTCCTTCATTTTTTCGATACTCCAATAGTCTTTTGGGTTAAAATTGTCTTCCATAGGTTCAAGATCATTGAAAGCCTTGCTTCGCTTATCTGTTACGGTTATTTTGCCATCATTTACATCACTCGTTCTAACCGATGTAACCAAACACCTACAATTAAAACCACCAGGGTAATTTGAACCCCACCAAGCGTCATCTTGTGGTAATATAACACCATTTCGTGAAGCGTGTGTAGCTCTAACTCTACTATCACCAACTGTCTGATATTTCCAATACCCAAAAACCTTTTTCACAGCAGGATTTGTCATTTGGTCATAACGACCAACTCGATAAGCGTCCATTACATTCGTTCTAAATATCGTCTCAAGCCTAAAAGGATGTAATAATTCAACACCTTGTCTTTGAAAGAAATCGTTCATATTTTCAATAAAATCATTTAAATTAGTTCCTTTTGCTATTGCTTTATCAATTTCTTCATAAAATTTCATCACTAACCAATTATCAAGCACCCCAGAAACCCAAAAGGCACGAGTTTTAACGAATTCGGGGAGTTTCTCCACTTCCTCAGCGGTTAATATGAACTTATCCCCGAAAAATTTCATAGCCTCTAAGAACTCGAAAGGCTCGGCAGGATATAAGTATTCCTGACCCTCAGCGAATTGTGTTCTAATTGGAGTTTCTAAACTCGCTTGGTATCGACCGAACATATATGAACTGAAAATTAACTTTTCCATAGCACCAAGTAAGAGTTTTAACTCCCTTGCTGTGGACGGTCTAATTTGAATCGCTCTTATTTGATATAGATTCAGTTGTTTTTTTTTAGCTTCCTTCAAAACATCATTAATTTGTTGTTTCAAAGGGTTTAATCCTTCCAATGCCTCTGGCAACTGACTTTGAACCCATTTTTCTAAGAGGTTGACCTGCTCTTTTGTTCCTAACTTCATAGAAAAATTTATATTTTCTTCACAACCGCATTCTGCAAAGGCTGGGGTTTCTTTCTTATCGGTATTTGTTTCCTCAGTTTCGTCGGTATTGTCTTTATCTTCGGCATCAGTATTTGTTTTGCTTTTACTTCCAATTCCACTGTTATTTTCAATCGGTTTCCCTCCAAATGGTGTTGGTGTAGGTTCTACTAATTTTTCTATTGTTTCTTCATTGCTCGAAGGAATTGGGATACCAAAAGTTTCGTAAAACCATTCACGTGGTATTGAAATACCTATCTTATTTATGAGTGTGTCAAAAGTTTGTGATAACGATAATAAATCAACCTCGTCCTCTTTATGTATCTCAATTCGAGGACTTGCCACACCATCCCCAAAATTAAGTTTTACCAATGGCTCTATGAAATATTTATTGAGGGTATTAATTAAATTCTGTGTGTCAAAATCAACTATGTATTGCAAAACAGTTAAATGAGTTTCAGCAGCTGCCTTGCTACCAGTTTTACCTATATCACTTGTAAGTGTCTGCCCCAGTATTAAAATAGTAATCGCTTTATCGATTGTTTCAATTGCAGATTCATAAATATTCCCGCTGTCTTGGTCAAGTTTTAGGAATTCGATTTTTGTTCCTTCGCTGAAAACAAAACCGACCTCGTTTTGAATATTACCCAACATAGTTTTTATCTGTTCTATGTATGGTTTTGGTGAGTTTAAAGGGTGTGTTGCTATCGGTGTCGGGGATACATATTTTTCAAGATAATCGACTTTGAATTGCCAGATTTGTTTCTTTGCATACCATAACCAATACACACCGCTCGAAATCAATGATGTTCCGTATGGTTGCCAGTCTTCTGGCTTATTTCTATGAACTATGAAAATCCCTTCCTCAATTTTTATTGGATTCCAAGTATCTTTAACATACCCCAAATTAAGCATGTCGTCGAATGCAAATAATTGAGTAGGGTAATTATAAATACCGACAGGCATTATCTTATTTAGTTTTTCATCATAATTTACTATTAATTCAGAAACCGTAAAACCAAATTGTTTTGCCTTCTCCATTTGATATAATTTTTGTTCTAAGTCTTTTATACTGCATATACAAGTTTCAATGAATTCCTTAATTTCTATGTCCTTTGCATCATCAGAGGCTGGAATAACTTGATAATTCTGAGTAAAGTTGCTAATTACTCTTTGTGATCGGTAATCAAGACATCTTTCAAGATTTGTATCGTCTTCTACTATTCTTTTGTAGACATCATAATCTTGTCTTATGTCCGAAATCGATTCTCTTGCTATTGAAATAACACGGGCAGGATTGAGAAATCGAGGGGATGGCAAAAGTGGTGCTAAATATATTGATTTAAGGGTGTTTATCGTAGATTGTGTCGGCTTTTGGATACCTGACGCACCTGTTGATATATTATCAGCGTCTTTATTAAGATCCTCTGGACGCATCTGTAAATATGCACCCGATTGCTCCGAAAACATCTTTTTTACATTACTAATGAAATTCTTAATACTCATTATTAAGTCCACAATTTTTTTATTTTCTCAACTTTTTTCACTGTTGAAAATGAATTCAAACTATATGATATATTTCGATTTAAAACTGATATACTTGTAAAGTCTACCAGTCGTGCTAAATCAATGCCGATAACAACATCTGAAGCCGAATTCTTTAAACCGTGTGTAGCTAAGGCTAATGATATAACCCCATCATCGTGTAACCCAGCAGGAGCGGAATACTTGATATTTCCACTTGGTGAAATCTCATAATCAAAATACTTTAACTCGTCAATTAATTCTGGTATGTTAGGATAATTTATCTCTTTCCTATCAATCGACATAATCAATCCTTGAATAAGGTCGTTTTTGGATTGATTTGTAAATTTGTAACCATTTATTGCCAACCTATCGTTATATAACCGCTCCACAATTGGATCTCCGACACCCGTCGAGTCTATCCATATATCTGAATTAGGATATTTATCAGCAACTTCTTTTATTTTATTGATAATATATTCCCAAGTTGTATGTTGGAAACGATAAAAATCAATTAAATAAGGTATGTCTTGTTTGGGTTTATCTGATATACAATCGGCAACCCCTAAGAATACCGTGCCGTCGTCAATGAACTCAGCCAAGATTTCTTGCCTAAACATCCTATCGGTCATTTCCCTTTTCAGTCGGTCTAACCAACTATGGTCAAGAAATGGGTTTTCGTATGATGTTCTTGTAAATGAAATCTGCTGTCGTTTCTCGATATATTCCTTATCAAGTCCCTTCAAATACTCTCTGTGAAACCAATTCTTACCTCGTGGGGTACTAAACACAAACGCACGGCTATTCTTGTTATCCGCTAAGGCTGGGATTAGCACTTCCCATGCTCGCTCCTTAACAATTTTGGCTTCGTCAACAAAAAGATTGTCAATCCTATCGGAAACAAGCCTTTCTGGCTCTTCTGCACTCTTAAAATATAACCTGCTCCCATTCCAAAAATCAAGGGTTAGTTTTGCTATATTTATATTTTTGAACAACCCTTTATTATTATCTGTAATATACTTTTTGAACTGTATATCAGCAAGTGCGTATGTAGGTGAAATCCAATAGTTATTTTGATCTTCATTTACTACTGCACTTTCAACCGAAAGAATATTTCCGATTGTGCTTTTCGAGTATCTACGACCACAGGAAGCGACTGTTATTTTATATTTCCAAAAAGCATTATATATTTCTTGTGCTGTTGGGAATAAAGGCACTCCATTTTCAATTTCTATTACCATATTATTCTTTTATGATATTGTTATTAGTAACAAACTTATAGGTAATTTTTTCATCTTTTTTCTCAATAGGATTTTTCCCCAAACTCGTATCTACTGTTGCTATTATGTTTGTGAGTTCGATTACCTTCATTTTTTCTCTTTGCGATTTTGATTTAAACTTACTGTTTAATGTTTTTACAGCTTTGTTTTTCAGACCTATCATTTTACGATAGTTATCAGCGATCACATTTGAAGTAATGTCCTCAATGGTTTTATCTATATTTTTTGATTCTTTTAATGCTTTTAATTGTCCTTCATTCTTAGCTTCTTGAAAACCTATTTTCCACCCTTGAGAGCTCGCCATCCTATCTATGGATGCACGACTTAGGCTTATCTTGTAATCTCTTTTGAGTATTTGCTCAATTTCACGAGCAGGGTATTTACGATTATTCTTCTCGTTAACCTCAAAATACAAAGCCTTAGCAA